TGTAGTTTCAACAGCATATTTATCATCTAATTTCCAACTGCCAAATCCGCCAGCATTTTTATCATACTTGAATACGAGCCCTACACTGTATCCTTCTTCATTTGAGTTATATAATACTTCTTGCATGATGTCACCATCTGAAGACTCTGTTGCGTATTGTGGGACACCAAACTTAGCTATACATCCTTCTAATGTGAAGCCATTTATAGCTAAATCATTGTAAGTATCGATTGTCATTTCAGTATTTCCAATCGTCGAAGATTCTGACATGATTTTATCCATGATATAAAATTTTGACTTTTTAGCTGCTTTTTTTGTTTTTTCTTCGCTTGAAGGTTTAGTTTCTGTTTTATCAACAGAAGAAGAGGAGTTGCTAGAACTGCTTCTATATTCAGATGAAGAACTACTGCTACTAGAATCACTTGAGCTAGAACTGTTTATTTTTTCCCCCGTGAGTTTTTCTACAGCATATTTTGCCTGTTCCGGTTCAAATTGATCGAATTGAGAAATTAGTTGATCATATATTGCTTGGCTAGACATCGACATTTGAGTTTGATAACTTTTTGCTTGTTCATAAGCATTATTATTCCAGTCAGCTTGAACATTGTCTATAGCATATTGAGCTGACTTTGAATCAAATTTATCGAACTCCGAAGTCAATTGAGTATAAATCCTTTTTTTAGACATATGCATCATATCTGAATATTGTTTTGCTTTTTCTAAAGCAGCCTTTTCATCTGATGAAATATTATCTGTCGAAGATTTACTAGTCTCAGTATTTGAATTATTGTGGCTAGATGATGTTGAATCACCAACTTTACTAGTACAACCAGCGGTTAAAATTAAAAGAGAAACTGTTAGCCCTAATATAACAATCTTTTTCATTTTTTACTCCCTTTATATTTGATGATTTAAGAATAACATTTTTAGTATGATTAGTGTATAAAAATAAAGATTATTCAGATTCGCGTTGTTCAATAAGTGCTTGAGCAGTTGCTAAAATAACCGCTCTCTCTTTCTTTGATAAAACTTCACCTTTAAGCTTGAGTACAAGAATATCATCACTAATATCTATTTCTTTCAACTTAATGCTATCTACATCTAATAAATAGTCAGTTGAAACATTGAAAAAACTAGCAATCTTTACTAAATTTTCTGATGAAGGAGTTTTTCCAGATTTTAAAGTGTAAAAATAATTTTCACTAAATCCAATTTTTAAAGCGACATCTTTTATGTTCATGCTTCTTTTTTTTGATAGTTCTTTTATTTTATCAAATAGCATATTCAGACTCCTTGTCTTATTCAAATTCAATTTCGTTTATCCCGTCGTCGAACATTTCTATAAAACTAACTTCATTCATAAATTCAATCCAAATTTGGGAACCATTCACTAAAGGAACACCTTTTTCGGTACGAATTTTTTGATACGCATTGGTAATGATTTGTTTCCACTGTTCGTCGCCTGAACGTTTTATTTTTTTATCGTCCCAGCGTTTGGCAGGCTGTCTTTTTTTATTTTTTTCTGTCTGATAATCGTACCATTTGCTAGAAAATACCTCATAACTGTTTGAATTTTCTTCCATCCATTCTGTAAACTCATTGAACATCATAATTTTATCCACCTTTCGAACGTTTGTTCGTTTTATAATTTAAAAAAATTAGCGTTGGAAATTTTTTTCCATCCCCATATTAAATCCGAAATATTCAAATATCATTGAATAATTATATTTATTTTCATTTTCATCTATCATATAGTCAATCATAAAAATGTTTGCTTCGTATTCCATTTTTGACTTTAACTTTTCAAATTTTCTGTATAACTCGTAAAAATCTTTATGATACATAGCATGAGCGAGTTCGTGTAAAATTGCCATTTTAATATCAAACTCACTCATACGAGAATTAACTATTATCATATTGTATGCTGGAACATATTTGGCATTACTATCTAATTGATCATCATAAAAAACTTTTATTTTATATTCATTTAATAAATCCTCCAGTTGACCTTCCAAAAGCAAGCACCTACTTATTTAGTTTTTAAATAACCTTCTATGATACCTTTCAAAATATCACGATCATTATCTGTTAAATCTTTTCCATCATAACTCATAACTGAGTTTAATGCTTCTTCAATTGATTTTTCTCTCTCTAAATCATCAACAATGTATCTAGGTAAATCTGTTCTACCAAGTAAGTAATCGACAGATACATCAAAATAGTCTGCTAGTTCTTGTAAACGTTCAGACGATGGATTTGTTTTTTTAAGTCGATATAAAACATTTTTCCCATAACCGAGTTCTTCTTCTACTTTATTTAATGATTTTCCTTGTTTTTCTGCTAAACCTTTAATTCTCTCAAACGTTGTCATAATAACAATCCTTTCGTTCAAGAAAAGATTATTAACATTATTTGTTAAAAATAGTTGCATTAATTAACAATAGATGTTAATATTTTTCTTGTAAACAAGTTTAATAACTAAAAAGACAATAAAGACGCCTTTAAAACTAAAACGCCGACCGCCAAGAAAGCAAATTTTAAAAGGTTTAATGTCTTATTTAACTATGCATTGATTTTAACACCAGATGTTAAAATAGTCAACTTTGTTTTTATATTTGTTGTTAAATTTGTTTACAAATTTTAAAAAGGAGTGGCATTTATGACAGATATTGCAGAAATCACATGCAAAGATCGCGAAAAAATTAAGAAATATGTTGAAGAAAGTAATTTTTTAACCTACACAATGTTAGCTGATCGTTTCAGGATTAGTAAAGGTAATTTGTCATTGATTTTAAGTGGGAAACGTACATCGGCAGAAGCAAACAAAATTATCGATTCGATTATTGCTATGTATGAACTATAAGGAGGGAACAAAATGAAAGAAACTCAAATTTTTAACTTTGGAGACGAAGAAATCAGAACTTTGGTTATTAATTACGAACCATTTTTCGTAGGTAAAGATGTTGCGGACATTCTTGGTTACTCAAATACAGCTAAGGCAATTAGAGATCATGTTGATGAAGAAGATAAAACGCAGAACGATTCGTTCACCGTCAACGGAACCGCACCTGTTCTTATCAATGAATCGGGTTTATACAGTTTAGTTTTAAAATCTAAACTTCCAAGCGCTAAACAATTTAAACGGTGGGTAACGAAAGAAGTTCTACCAACAATCAGAAAACACGGTGCTTATCTAACCGATCAAAAAATCGAAGAAGCTTTACTTAATCCAGATGTACTTATCAACTTAGCTACACAACTTAAGCAAGAACGTACTGGTCGATTAGTCGCAGAACAGAAGGTCGCAGAATTGCAGCCTAAAGCAAATTATTACGACACCATCTTAGCGAATAAAAGTATCACACCTATCAGTTTCATTGCAAAAAACTACGGTATGAGTGCTGTACAAATGAATAGATTACTTCACGACTACGGAATTCAATATCGACAAGGTAAAGCATGGCTATTATATGCGAAATATCAAAAAGAAGGCTACACGCATACTGAAATGGTTCCGGTTCAAGGTTCGGATAATTTGAAGCCGATTATGAAATGGACGCAAAAAGGACATTTATTCATCTACGACTTTTTGAAGAAACATGACATTTTACCAACAATCGAAACGTTGTTTGATAAAGCGGAATAAGGAGGACTAACGATGGAAAATAGCAATGTCAATAAACTAGCGGAAAGTATTTTACTTTTGTGCATTGAAGAAAAAGCGACAGCTATTGAATTAAAAATAGCTGCCGATAAAGTACTTGTTGAATTTTTAAAACAAGGGAAAATATCGAAATACTAAATAGATATTTTTATCCATCAGGATTCATACAATAATCGCATTCTTCTTTATATGCATGATGTGTTTTTATGTCTGTATACAAATAATCAGATGCATACACATGTTCTAGACTCATTGAATAGATCATACAACTAGGGGAATAGTTGTCTAAATCGTGAGAAACACCTGTGTTTTTGTTAAGAATGTATCTTTTGCTATTGAATGGTGGTTTGGAAATTCTAACTTTTTCACCCATATTATCACCTCACTTTCTTAATGTGAGTATACCAAAAAATAGGAGGACTAACGGATGAAAATCACAATCGAAGCTACACCAAACGAAATAAAAGAACTGCTCCAAACTATTGGTAGTAGCAAGGAACAGCTTTAAGAAAAGATAGCTTATCAAAATTTTGAGGAGAGTGAATTATGGTTGGAATTATTTTGATTTTATTATTTATGTCCAACTTTTTGGTGAGTTTTTATTCTGGAAAACCAAATTACAAGTTTTTATTTATATCTGTAATTGCAACTATTCTTATCATACAGATGAGTAAATAAAAAATATTATTTATCTTTGTCTCGGTTAAAAATACTCACAAATAAAGAAACGAGCATCAAAAAAATATATGGATCTAAATGATTATTAACGAGAGAGACAACCCAAGTAAAAAGTGAAGTGTAGATAAATGCAATAGCATTATCTTGGAATTTTTCTTTGCTAAAAAGTTCTTCAATAAAACTAGGAGGTAATTCATGTTTAGAGATTTTTTCTTCATCTTTGGTGTTATTAGTTTCACTAGAAGTATTATTTATTTTTTCGCTTATTTTCTCTTTAGAATCTACAAAAGAACGAATTGCAGATCTAAAGGACTTTATAAAATCATCAGGATTCTCGCCTTCTTGATCGGATATAAATAGCAAAACTTCAATAATCTCTGATTGTTCTTTAAAAGATAATTCTTTTTTAGTAGATAAACTCGATATTTTATTTTCTATAAATTCAGTAGATTCTTTAACATCGAGTTCATTTATAGAATTTTTCAAATAAAAATCTTGGTTATAAATATTATCCATTTGCGAAATCATTTTTTTAAATTGTTCTTGTTGCTCACGAATAACCTTTAGAGGTCCTTCTGCAATATCTTGAAATTGCTTATTGATATTTATAGCATTTTGAATGGCTGGATTATCGAATTGTGAGTGAATAGAACCGTAAATTTCAGCATATTTATTTGCTGGATGATTCTTTAAAAAATTATTTATTGGATCTTGTAGTCTTTTTCGTAAACGTTCTTGTTGCTCAATATATTTTCTCAATTGATCATCATAAGGGTCCATGTTTATCACCTCCTTATCAGAATTTCAGCCGACCACTGACTGATAAGGACAGTATACCAGATTGATTTGCACACAAAAAAATCCCAAACAGAAATGTTTGAGATCGATGTCTTAAGAAGAATCAGTTCTTCATTAAGCTATTGTAAAACAAATCACAATGGATTTCAATAAATATTCATAAAAAAAGGAACTTCAAAAGTAGAAGTTCCGTAGATGAAAAAAATGTTGTTGTAGAAAGCGAGGTATTGATTGTTGGGTACCTCATTAACATTGTAACTCTTTTCACGAATAAATCAAGGAGGAATTTTATGTATTGGATGGACTGGTTTCTAATTCTATCAATGATCAGCGTAGTTGCTTCGTGGGCATTCACTGAATGGTTGTGGAAGAAATGACACGCAAAGAAGCATTGATCATCGGCAAAATTATCGCTGATAGATGGTATCGACATAACTACGACATTATCAAAGACGAACAAATGGCACAAAAAAAGACTGAATCCTCTGGCAAGGAAACAGTCAACGAATTAGCAAAATATTCTACACAAAATATAACACGAAAGTGAGGAGTATGCAATGAAGCCTTTTGCAATTCGAACGTCAATTCATACTTCTTTACTAGATAAAACAGTAGATATGCTGATTGCTGCTGTTGATCGTAAGTTTGGAATTAAAGCAGGTGTCGAAGTCGAAATGATTCACTCAGATATCACTGAGATCATTATTCGATTTGTATCAACTAAAAGAAAATCAAATGAAGTATATGCATATATCGAACGCAACTGGACTTTTCAAAGTCCGCTAACGCTAACGAATGAAATGGAGGAACAACATTATGGGTGAGTTAAATAGATATCCACAGTATGACGATCGTAATCCAGTAGCAATTGCGCAGGATTTTAAAAAGAATTCAATTTTCGATGGTGAAGAGTGCTATGAAATCGAAGGAGTTTATGTATTTGAGGATGATTTAAAAGAATATATTGAGCTTCATTATGGTAAACCGAAAGAAGTAAAGGGGGACTTTTAATGAGTGAGGAACTTACGTTACACCAAAAACTTATCAAAATTATTTTTGAATTGCAGACTCCCAAAAATAAGACAAATGAGTTCGGCAAGTTTAGTTATCGTGATGTCGAAGGAATATTAGCTGCAGTTAAAAGTGTCATGAGAGAGCTAAGTATAAATGACCTACTTCTGATTACTGATCGGGAAGTTGAAGTAATAGGCGAGCGATATTATCAAGTATCTAAAATAAAAATTACCGATGGTAAAGATGAAATTTGTGCTAAAGCGTATGCAATGGAGCCGGCTTTGAAACCAAAAATGGATGAATCACAAACGTCAGGATCTGCAGCAACTTACGCTAAGAAAATGGCCTTACAAGATCTATTCATGATTTCAGATGAAATAGATGTTGATTCTTTAGATCATAGTAAAGCTCCAGTAAACCAGCCTGCTTTAGTTAACGGAAAGCAATTGGCTGAACTAAACAGTGCTTCTCAGCGAGTTGCTGAGTTAAGAGGGGTCGATAAATCAATTGTAACTTCTCAAATAGCAGAAATGGGAAATGTTGAAAGCTTAGATCGACTACTAGCTGAACATTTTGAACCTGCTTTATCTCAATTAAATGAGTGGGAGCAAAGTCTTCTTCGAAAAACTCAACAACAGGCTAAAAAATCTAAAATACCATGGGGGCAGAGAGCATGAATGAATTAGTAGCAGATATCCAATTTAGCGTCGATTTGGTTCCTAGCACGATTGAAATCAAGAATGAAGATCAATTAGCTAGTCTGATCAAACAGACAACTGATCATTATAAAGATCTAGTTTTCACTGAAAAAAATATTGATGAAGCAAAAAAAGCGAGAGCAGATTTGAATAAAGTAACAACTTTGATTGATGAACAACGAAAGCTAGTTAAGAAAAGCCACAACGAGCCGCTCAATGCTTTTGAATCGAAAATAAAAGAATATATCAGTCAAATTAAAGAAGTCTCTCAAACAATTGATGAGGCTATCAAAAATCAAGAATCGCTCGATAAAGAGCAACGTATGATAAAAATAGAAGAATTGATTCAAGAAATGGCACCTAATTATCGAGTAGATCCTTCGGCCGTTGCAATCGATAGTAAATGGCTGAATAAAACTAGCTTTACGACAAAAGGTGAAGTATCGAAGAAAATTGTCGAAGAAATCGCAGCACGCATGCTTGAAGTTTATTCAGAGCAAGAACGATTAGAACGACAAGAAAATGATATTACGATTATCGAAAGCTACTGTAAAGCATTAAATGTTAGTTCTGATCCATTTGTTTTCAAAATAAAAGAAGGATCTAAAGCACCTGCAGTTATGAAAGAAATCGATGATTTAGTACACAGTATAAAAGAGCAGGAAAAGCAGAAGCAAGAAGAACAGAAAAAAATATTTGCTGAGCAAGTTATGAATAATTCTGAAACAGCAGCGCCTGTTGTTGATTTTGAGACTGGTGAAATTGTGGGATTTGGGTCAAAAATTTTAGAGTCTGTGACCTTAAAATTATCTGGAACAGAAGCACAACTTAATTTGTTAAATCGCTTCATTATTGATCAGAGAATTGAAGTGGAAGTGATTGAGTGATTGGAAAAATCATCAAGCACAGCAAACGACAACTGGTCATTGAATTTGAGGAAGAAATCAATGAAAATTATCTGTCTTTGTTAGGTCGAGGACAGGAAAATCTAGCAAAAGTAGATGCATTAGACAATGAGCCTAGATCGTTAAAACAGAACGCTCTAGCTCATGCCTTGATCGGCGATATAGCGAAACATGATGGTATGTCGAAGCGTAAAGCGAAAAATACTTTGAAGGCTTCCTATCTCGAAACAGAAGGCATTGAGTTTAGTCATGCTGAAGCTTCGAAAACCGATATGAACAATTGGATTGAGTTTCTTATCGAGTATGTACTCGAAGAAGGTGTGCAGTTGCCACGCAGGTACGAATATCTGCTCGAATACGATCGTTTCTTCTACTTTACTTGTAAGTATCGTAAGTGCTGTGTCTGTGGCGCTACACACGCTCAAATCCATCATATCGAAGCAGTAGGGAATCAGAAAAGAAATAAAGTCGATCATCGTAAGTTTCCACTCGCTGCATTGTGTTATAAGCACCACAATCAAGCACACCAAATGGGCGTAGAGCAATTCTTATCTATCTTCAAAGTCATTCCAATATATTTAGACGGACCAGCTTTGATTGAAATAGGAATCATGAATAGAGCACAAATCTTACGAATCGATGAACAATA